GGAGTTGATGAAGCTATAATGGTTAAATCATTTCAATTCTGGATAAGGCTTAATAAAGCAAATAAAACAAATTATCATGATTTAAGGTATTGGACTTACAACACAAATAAGTCACTAACTGAATATTATCCATTTTGGACTGAAAAACAAGTTAGAAGGATAATTGAATCATTGGTAGGTAAGGAAATTTTAATAAAAGGCAATTATAATAAAATTGCTTACGATAGAACTATTTGGTATGCGTTTCTGAATGAAGATTTATATCTATCAGATAATTTCCATCTTGAGGAAATTGGAGATTACCAAAAGGTAAATACCATTTTACCAAACGGGCAAATGGAAAATACCAAACAGTCAAATGGAATTTCACGAAAGGGCGAACCTATACCAGTTGCTAACCAAGTACTAAATACATTTACTAACTCAGTTGATATTAAAAATCTTTCAGATTTTACTTCATTTGAAAAAATTGTAATTGATGAAAATGAAATTGACAAAAGTCAAAAGGTTAATCCCTTTACTTTAATTACACATTTAGAAAAAGAAAGAAAAATTGTTGCGCCGCAAAAAGAAAGAAAAGCCGACGCCGAGCCGAAAGCCGAGCGGAAGCCGAATCCGACCTACGAAGCCTTTACCGTGTTTTGCCAAACATTCGAACAGTTATCAGGCGCTGCATACCCAACTGACCAAAAGGGTCATTATATCATGAGCCCAAAAGATGCTGGAGGTATGGTATATTTGTTACGGTGGATTGAAAAAGTTGACAGGAATAACGATACGAATGAGGCATTAAAAGTATTTTTACAAGCCGCTTGGTCATTAAATGACAAATGGTTAAAAGCAAATTTTACTCCAGCCATTTTATACGGACAGGCGGGAAAGATATACACGGCTTACCAAACGTCTTCACCAGCTGCAAAGAAAAAGGCGTATGACGATGAAGTTGACAGGCTTTTGGCTGAGGCTATGAAGAAATATCAAACACAATAAAAACCAACTTATATGAATTTACCAGCCATTGCAATGACAATCGAGGAAAAGATACAGGATATTCAACTTGTTATCGACAATCGAGAAAAAAGACTTTTTAAAACGGGTATTGTGGAATCTTTACCCAAAATTAACCAAGTCGTAAAACAAATCCTTCCCCTTTACGGCATTGAGGCAAGTCCAGAGCATTTGCTTGAGGTTACAAAGTTTATAACTACTTACAAATTAATTGCCGTAGATGAAATTAAACTTGCCTTTGAAAAGTTTGCGCGGCAAGAATTGAATATTGATGACCATAAACTTTACGGCAAAGTTGACTTAGCTGCTATTGGAAGGATTTTAACGGCTTATATCAACTGGCGGCAAAAGGTTTATTTTACCGTAGATATGGAAGACGAAAAGAAACGTGCAAAGATGGAAGAAGAACAAAGGCAAGTTGAGGCAAAGAAAAAGTTTTACGCAGAATTTCCTGAAATGTTAAGCGGCTTTAAGGGTGAATCATACGAAGATGTTCCGTCTTATTGGTACGATGCAGCAATGGAGGCTGGGTTAATCGGTTACGCCGAAGGGGAAAAACGAGCAATCTGGGAAGAGGCTCAGGAAATAGCAAAGAAACAAAAGATACAAGCTGACAGTTACATTGATTTTAAAACCCAGTTGCATCGGGTGGAAGAAGAAGGAAAAAAGCGGGCAATCATCATAGCGCAAAAATTGGCGGTCTGGAGGATTGTTTTAAACAAAAAATAACAAAACCATGAAAGAATCAGAATTATATCATTATGATAAAGTTTTAAATGCTTTTAATTCACAAATTAAAGAACATAACGATTTACTAACTAAAATTGAAAAACAACTTTTTAAACTTTCAGTAAAATTAACCGTTCATGACTGGAAGTTAATAAGAGGTAAGGATTATTTTAATTATACTAAAAAAATGGCATTGATTGATAAAAGAAGATACCTTTTAGAATTAGTAAAAGAATACTTAAAAATTAAGTAAAAGACATAATTTTCATGCAATCTGGTTTTCATGGTGGGAAGTATTTTATTTCCCACTTTTTTTTAAAATAATGTTGTAAATATTTTTTTATATGAATATTTATTTATAAATTTACATATCAAAACAAACAAACGTTAAATCACCACTTAAAAACAAACAAAATGATTGAGATTAAATTAGGAAACATTGGGTGTGAAATTCAAGCCGAAAAAATTAAAGCTAAACTGGAAGGTCAAACATATATGAATTTTATAGTTTATTCATCCAGAATGCAAGATAATTGGCCTGTAAGCGTAGCTACTGAACATCCAACCGTAACGAAAAAAGAATTTAGAAAAATGGTTATGTATATTTTAGCATTATCATTATAATTAACCTTAACGGGGTGCAGCATCCGAGCCAACTGCATTTAAAACAACCAATCATGAAAACCATTGAAGTAGGCAAGTACAAAAACTGGAAGGATGCAAACACCATAAAGGATATATTGAAAGATAAATCCTGTTATAGGTTTGAATCCAGAATCATTGAAGCACCAAACGGCTTAATTGTTGTTGCCTCCACACACCTTAATGCAAAGAAAAAGCACATGAGGAAAGAAGCAAAATTTTTAATCGACAAAACCTTTTGGATATGAATATCACAAAATATACGGTCAAATGTTGCCTTGATAAAAAGTTGGGTCACTTTGTATACGTTATTTTTTCCAGCGGCTTCGGGTTATACGGAGGAAATAAACCTCATCACGAGGACGATAATATTGAAATCCACGGCTGGACATTTGAGCCGCATGACATTGACTTATCCTTATATCCAGTTATTAATGACCGTAATCTTATGCCCCTTGTGGATGAGAACGAAATGGACTGGAGGATTATAAAGATTTAATTAACATTTTTAAAAACAACCAAGATGGATTATTTAACAAACACACTTACAGACAACGCCTTAACAAGGTATTATGAACTTCGAATTAAATACCTTGAAGGGGAACAAGAAAGATTAAGGAATGAGGCGCGAGCCGATTACCTGATTACTTTGGACTTTTGGATTTACGCTCAGAGAATTATTGAAGTATATGTTATGTTTCATAAAGATGCTAACCATGAGCATTATTTGGACATGATTAAAACAATCTTAAAGAATTTAGAAGCTCACGATGAAAAGGCGTTGGATACCGCAATAAACCGATTAAGACTTGAGGTTATTACCCGTTGCAAACAAGCGATTATTAAATGCGATACAATAAGAGAAAACAAATGAGTATCCAAGAATTTGTAATAAACGTAACTACGACCGTTTGCCCTTCCCATATCGTTGAGCCTATCCACCTTAGAAAATGGTGGAGGCAGCGAGGAGTCGGTGAACTTGAAAAATACTTTGTATCTGGAAATGCTATACATTATAACGAGGAAATCGACTGGAAAAAAATAAGTGACCATAAAAAAAGTTTATGGTACGATTCTCAAAACTTTCAAATAAACATGGGTCATGAATATTCTAAAAGGCAGGGTTAAATACACGGCGGGCAAAGTTTTCGAAGGTCAATACGGACTTTCCATCAACGCCGCCATTACATTGGAAAACGGAACGGACATTCGCGTGTACGGGAAACCAGATGATGAAAAATTAAAGGCATTACAAAAAGATGACATCGTGACCATTATCCACGACGGTAAAAGTTACAAGGTTGCTTTTGACATGGTTACGGCGAATGATTTACCCGAAAAGGTACAAACAACCACGGAAGGAAATAACGTGCAGCAAGCGGCAAATGTAACCCCTAAAACGAACGGTAAATTGACCGCTGAAGAAATAAGCGAAAAGGCAACCTTTATGACGGGTATTTACGCCGACATATTTCACCAGTTGCAAGCCTCAGGACTTGAACCAGCGCAAGCGCAACCAGCAGCCGCCACGATATTTATTCAAATCGGAAAATTCTTTTAATCTCATATTGGTTAGTTTGCCCCTGTCTGAAATATGACAGGGGATTTACCAATACAAAAAAACTTAGATGCTTTTACCAAAACCATATATATCAGTCAGCCAAATTAATCTTTGGTACTCCGACCGACAAAAGTACATTAACCGATATTTTTTAAACCTTCCCGAAGAACCTTCCATTTACATGAACTTTGGAAAACAGTTTGCCGAGGATACCGAGGCGTATATTAAAAATGGAATCATTATGGAAACCTTCCCCGATTTTTACATTGACAAGATACAAAGCTTCAAAGGTTGCGAGGCTGAAAAGGAAATTAGTCTATCGATTAATGACATTCAAGTCAAAGGTTTTATTGACGTTTGGGACGTTGAAAATAACAGGGTTATTGACTTTAAAACCTCAGGAAAACCGTGGACAATGGACACGTTAAAAGATAGCCTTCAAATGAAGGTGTACGCGCTGGCAATGTTTGTCAACGGTGAATCAATACCAGAAAGTCAAATCAACTGGTTAGGGACAAAAAGAACAAAAGACGGCTTATCTTTCACGGGCGAAAGCCATGAATTGAACCACACTTTTGAAATGGAAGAACTTTTGAAAGCCATTGTCCTGATTGAACAAACGTGCAAAGAGATAAGCGAAACGTATACAAGTTTTTTACACTCATTTAATTAACCAGCCATGACCGACGAACAAAGAGCAAAGCGAAACGAATACATGAGAAATTATTACAAGAACCTTTCCCGCTACCAAAAGGAAAAACGAAGAATTAAAAACCTGGAACAAAAGAAACAAAAATACCACGATAAGACGCCTGAGGAAAAGGCAAAACGAAAAGAGGCTAACCGCGAGCATTATTTAAAAAACATTGATAAAATTAAGGCATACGCGAAGGCGTACCGTCAAAAACAAAAAGAAAAAAAATGCTTACAGAACGAGAAAGAGAAAAATTAATCAGGGACGCCGCAACAATCTTTGTAGCCGCTGGAGGCATCCTAACTTTGGCTTTTGCCATTTACTTCATTGTTGACCTTGTAAAAAAATGGTACGAATGAAATACGAAATTAAGTGGAAAAGCGGGAGAATTATTACCGACGCAGAAAATGTTGAAGATGCGATAAAAAAGTTTAAAGAACTGGGTATAGAGGTTGAAGATAAAGAAATAAGTATTGCATCATTTGGTTGAATTTTGTCCCGTATCTTATTGGTACGGGATTTTTTTTATAAATAATGTTGTAAATATTTTTTTATGTAAATAATTTAAATTAAATTTACGAACCTAAAGGAATTTAGATTTTATCACTTTTTAAAAACAACCAAAATGGAAAAGCAAATTTATTCAGTTATGTACTTTGGCAATGCCAAAAGATATCAAGATTTAAACGAGGAAATTGCAGCGTATTCAAAGCGCCACGCAGTTGAAAAGGTTTACGAAAAGATGCTTAATGAAAATTATTTCCCTGAGGATGAGTTTTCATGGGGTGGACTTATCCGAGACTGCGACGGCAATGTTATTGCAGATGCCAATGACGAAACGATTGAGTACGATGGCGGACACTTTTACGCTGAACCATTAATAACCGTATAATGAAAGAGCAAATTATAATAACAATTCAGCATAAAAATTTTGAGTGGGTAAAACCTGTTTATTCATTCCAGCACGGAATTATTCTTGCTCAAAATTTGCATGAAAAATTTGGATTAATTGGAAGAACTTATATTATTTCATCTTGTGGTAAACAAGCTTGGATTAGATAATTAATAAATTTATAACAAACCAAAATGAAAGAGCCAATTATTGAAACATACGTTCCGCAAAACAAACGCCTTCCCTTCCAGATTGCTGCAGGGGTTGGCATTGCCTTTATTATCGGGTTGATTTATTCCCCAATAAACACAAATTACAATTATACTTCCTTTGTTCCTATTATTCAACGGGACACGGTGTATGTCCACAAAATAACGACCCTGACTTTCCCCGCGAAGGCTGAGGACAAAGAGATTGACGAAACCGCCTACGGGTCACGCTCCTACGGTTACGAGGTGCGCAAGTTATCAGGATTACAACTTAGGCAAACGCTGGAAGGTAGAGGTTTTCGAAACCTTGCAAAGGTTGACAGGGCGAAGCTTCGTCGCATATACCTTGCTTATTGTTATGAGTCAATGTTAATGAACGTCCACGTTTTAACAGATTTTCCCGTGTCAATGATTTATTCCTTTTTCATCATCGAGGCAACCAGTCAGGGAATTGAAACCGAACTTTGGCGCAAGCACGCAAACGCTGGAGGGGTTAAGGCTTTAAAAGGTCAACAATCGGTAACCTACAAGACCCGTGAGGTTATCAGGGGAAAAGATAAATACATAAGGGCTAAATTTATGAAAGCCGAAACAACGGAAGAAGGTATGAACCTTTGGGCTGGTGTTTTGAACTCAGGAAGATACGCCGCCTGTAAAAAGGCAAATTACAAGATGAAAGGAATAAAGTTGTACGAATCTATTTGTAAATGCGTTTATAAATCGGGATACCATACCGACAGGGATTACAAGTTCCGTGCCTCATTAATGGCGGAATACTGGCAAATCAAACGGGATAACTTTCCTTTAAAGAAAGATTACAATGTTTTTTAACTTTTTTTTATTTATTTGTGTAAATATTTTTTTGTTTAAATATTTATTTATATATTTACATATCGAAACAAACAAACGATATTTCACCACTTAAAAAAACAAAATGAGAAAGTCAAGAAAATTTGAAAATGTAAAAGAAGGTAATATAGTATCATTTTATAATCAAAATAAAATGATAGAACAAGGAATTGTCACAAGTGTAAATGATAAAACTTTTCAAGTAAGGACTCTTGATTTTTATGACAGAAATGGTGTTAAATGTTTTTATGATTTTTACCATAGTTTTTTTAAAACTGGTACAAAGTCTCATTCACATTACACTTACGGAAACGCGATTGAAATAACAACAAATTGGTAAACCTCACAGGGCAGTCCCCCAGCTGCCCTACTTTTTTCACCACTTAACAAACAAACAAATGGAAAAGAATTTCACAAACACTCAATTCAAATGGACTTTTGAAAGCATTAGCGACAACATTCCAACAATCATGCTTTTGACAATCGTCCTTACCTACGGGGTTAATGCTTATTTGACCGCCATCTTTTTGCCAATTAACTTTTGGGTTGCAATCACCGCTTCCACCATTTTACAACTTGGACGATTTGCCGTCGTTTTCATGGATTTTCTAAACCCTACCAAAGGTAGAAGCCCTTTCCCACCTAAAATAGCCTTAGGCGCAACGATAATAGCCTTAATCGAAGTTTTCTTCGGGTTAATGGAAAAGTATTCTGGCGCGGAATTTATTACAATGTTCTTTTTTGTTGGAACAATCGTCTGTTTTGGCTACCTTTTGGAAATAAATTTTGTCAACAAAGGGGTTGAAGCATACGGTTTAGTTGAGCCAAAAGTAATCAAAAGACGTAAAAGAAAGGTCGTTGTAAAAAAAGTCACGGAAGATGTACCAAAAGAAAGTAAGGGTTATGTAACTTCGTTTCAAACGATAACACTTTGAGGACATACATCGGGGTTGACCCAGCAATAAGGATAAACGGAATGGCGGCTTGCATCATTCAAGGCAAAGAGGTAAAATTCACGAAATATAAAAGGTTCGTGGATTTTATCCTTGATGTTCCAAAGTGGGTACAATACGAAAACCCTGTTGTACTGGTGGAAGATTCCAGTCTACAAAATGTAACTTTCAACTCTTCCATTAACCGCGCTATCCTTTCCCGTATGTCCCGAAACGTGGGCATGAATCAAGGTGCATCAAGAATAGCTTATGAATGGATTAAGGAAAATGGGTACGAGGGTTACAACATTAGCCCTGAGCAAAAGGGGAAGAAGTGGAAAAAAGAAATATTTTTAAAAATCTTCCAAAGCGAAGGTTATAAGTTTGAACCAAATTTTAAACCAGCCAAAATAAGTCAGGACGAAATCGATTGTTTTACCCTTGCTTTACAGGCTAAAAATTACCAAAAACATGAAAAGAAATAATGAATTAATCGACGGCATTGATATCAGCACTTGGAAGGAAATTGAAAGGATTGCTAAAACCTACCCTAAGCCGATTAGATTTTCAGACGGTTTAAATAGTAAAATTGCATTATTAAAATTTTATCTTGAGCCATTACTACCCAACGGGAAGCCGCCTATTGAGTCAATGGACAAAGGGCGAATGCTTACAATCGCTTATCGGTTATATAAAAGCACGGACGGTGACACGGTCACAAATTTATCTTTGAAAATTATAAATCAAATTATAAATTAAGAAATTGATTACGTTTGTTTTATGTTAATTAGTTTAGGAGTGGTGAATTAGAGGGTTGGCAGTTGCGTCAACCCTTTCCATTTTAAAAGGTAACCCCTTGCGTCTTTGCGTAATCAACCACCGACCGTGCATGACAAAGAGCCAATGTGTCTTGGAAGGCTGGGTCGAACATCATGACGGCATCTTTGTAATTGGTAAAAAAACCGTTTTCCGATAAGACGGCTGGCATACTGGTTTGGCTCAGTACAAAGAAATTAGCCTCCTTGTCTGGGTCATTGTCAATCGTATCCATTCTATAAACCCATTTTGGGAATGCCTCCTTGACCTCATTAAAAAGGAAGGTGGCGTAAATATCAGCCTTTGTTTGCCCGATTGATGTGAACACTTCAAAGCCCCTTGCCGTTGGTGTTGCCGCGTTGCCGTGGATACTGAGGAACAACGAAGCTTCATAGTTCTGGGCGTTCATGTTCGCCTTTGCTACACGCTTAGTAAGGCTAACATCTAAAACAGGGTCGTAAACATTAATTACCGACATTCCCCAGTCCTTTAAATACTGCTCAATCTTTGCCGCAACTTCCCTGTTGAACACGCCTTCAAAGAACCAGCCGTAACCGTGGAACATTGAGTTGTTATGTTGGAAGCACTTTGAAGGGTAAGTCGTATAATTAAAAGGTAACTTTTTCTTTGCATCAATGCCGCCGTGACCAGCATCAAGGAAAACACAAAATTTATTTGCTTTCATATTTTATATTTTTAAGGGCGACGCAAATCAATGCACCGCCCTGTAAACGCATAAGGTAGCGAATCTGTCTGCGCCTATAATTTAAACCCGATGAGCGAAAATGCTGCGGAAATCAAAGAAAATTTTGGCGGTAAACTAACCGAAATCTCCTTGCCAGCACATTCGCGGCTTGTCTCTTTGATTTTATCCCAAATGATTTGAGCCAGTTGGATGTATTCGCGCCAAGTAAATTTTACCTTGTTGCCTTCAAGATGAACATTGATTTCGCTTGCAAGTTCCGCAAAGTTCATTGAGTAACAAGCCACGTCGCCCATTGGTGACTTTATTCCATCTGCATTTTTAAGGGCATCTTTTAAATTAGTTTGCATATTATTTGTTTTTAACGTCTGAAAAATCTAAGAATAATTGTACCAATATTTGTTCCAGTTATGGATTTTATATTTTCCGAAATACTAAACAATTCCGTAGCTGCAATGATGAAGCTGACAGAATAGGTGATTTGCGATGGCAGTTGAAAAGTAATACTTGCCCCGTGAAAAATCATTATACCACAGAAATAGGTCACAACCTTTTGCGATGTGCGATAAAGCCCTTTGCTCGTAATTGGCTCTCCCCTTTTCCTTGCCGCCATGATTCCCGTTACCGTGTCTGCAAAAACTACAAAGATTGTAAATATCAAGAAATGTTTGATGGGTAGGAAAAACGAGAATAGCACTCCGCAACAAATGGAATAGGCAATGCCATCGTAACCAAGTTTAAAAATGTTGTAAATAACTGCTTTCATTATTCAAGTTTTATTAACCTCACATCTCCATCCACCGTTGCAAATTTGCCATCAGCATATTTGTACAAGTCGTATTTAATACCGTTGAAGGCAAAGGAAACTTGATTGGTAAATGTAGATAAAAGTAGATTGGTTGAAATGCTGTAAACCTTGCCATTGTCTGGGTTGAATATTAAACGCTTGTTTACATTTAACTCAATCTTACCATCAATAATTTCACCGTTAAAATTTAACTTCCAGTCTCCAAGAAACTTTGCCGTGTCTCGTTGTGCCGTTGTAAAATAAACAGGCTTACCACTAATTTGAACGTGTAAGTCATTGTAGTAATTAATCCTTTGCACCGCTTTGCCCTTTGTTATAATAGGCTTTGCATGAATGGCTAATGTATTACTTTGCCTTTCTGCATCGGTAACAAGGCTTTGAATGGCAGTTGCACTATCGCCCAATATTTGCTTTGAGCCTGTGACTGTGCTATCAGACAAAGTTGTCTGCTGAATAATGTAATAAATGTTTCCTTGCTTTTGAATGTACACCGTGTCTTTGACAACATCTTGCGCAAAGGAAAACAAGGGAAGGAATAAAAATAGGTATCTCATTTTATTTATTTTCAAGGTTAATAATTCTTTGTTCAAGGGCTTTGATGAGGGCTTGTTGCTCTTGGATGGCTTTGGTCAGCACTGGAATTAATTTTTGTAAATCAAAATATATATCTGAATTATTCATTACTCCTGTTGCTTCTGGAATAACATTCATAACATCTTCCGCCACAAAACCCAAATCCTTACCTTCACCCCATTTATTTCTGTCAATATAATTAAAAATAACAGGCTTTAATTTTAAAACATCTGATAAACCATAATTTATATTTTCAACATTTTCTTTAATTAAAATAGATGATCCTGCACTTAATGTGCCATCTGAGGCTGCATTTACTCCCCTACTTCCCGAACCACTTAAATTATCAATTTTTGTTATACCATTTCTATCAATAACTAATGCATCTAAACTACCCTCTTCATATCTAACTACATATTCTCCATCGCCAGTTGGGTCTTTTACATATGCACTCCACCTATACCCTCCATTTGATGCAAGGGTAATTTTAGGTCTACGAGTAGCATCTCCTAATGCCATAAAATTTGCATTGTAGTAATCTGCGTCATAGCCTTGAAACCTTGCATTACCTATTATTGTTAAAGTTGCTCCTGGAGAAGATGTACCTATGCCCATACGATTATTAGTATTATCCCAAAATAAATTTGAGGAACTATTTATATTAGTTGTGCTATTTCCAAATAATATTCTACCAGATGTAAAAGTAGTTGCTCCCGTTCCCCCATTTGCCACAGGCAAAGTGCCCGTTACTCCCGTTGTCAATGGCAATCCCGTTGCACTTGTTAAAACACCGCTTGAAGGAGTGCCTAAAGCTCTGCCACTACGATAATAATTTGTAAGCATCGAAGCCGTGTCGAATCTTGTTACAAGAAAATTGGTATCAGCAGCAAGTGTTCCCGATGTTGTAATCGTTCCACCTGTTAAGCCTGTGCCACCAGTTATGCTTGTAACCGCAGTACCGCCTCCTGCCACGCTCCAAACATTTGTAGCACGGTTGTAATTGTAAAATCTATGATTTACCGTATCAAGAATAATATACGCGCTTGTATCGCTCAATGGTGTAATTAAAGCAGTATCACCAATTACACCTCTAAAAATAAGCCCATCGGCAGTCGTCTGTTCTCCGAGCGTTATCTTTTGGTTGCCATTGCTCGGATACTGTGCCCATGCAAGGCAAGGCAAAAGGAAGAGGAAGAGGGAAAGGAGTTGTTTCATGTTTATTATTTTATTGCGAAAAATTCAATTTTAGTTACCGTTTGCGCATTTAATACGTTGTTTGTTGCTCCATCTCTTACAATAAAAGTAATATTTGTTCCGTCAACCTCTTTGACATTTACAATATTAGTTGTTGACGCTGGTAAATTTGCAAATGCCATTATAGGAGTAAAGTTAAAACCATGCGCAACGGTAATATTTCCATTTGCATCAGTTATTGCGTTTGTTACTGAGCCTCTACCAAAAAGCCCTGTTTGCGCCACCGTTGTAACTGTGCCAACCACATTGCTACCATCTTTGCCAAGTAAACTTGTTGGAGTTGCCGTGGTCGTAGAAAGGGTGACCGCTCCCGAAATTGTGCCGCCAGAACTATTGTACTTTAAATTTATTCTATCTGAAAGAAAGGTTGTGTCTGTTCCGCTTGCAGTCAAAATATTACTTGCAAGACTCAATCCTGTGCCAAGCGTAATATCACCTACACCATTATTACTTGTATTTTTACCAAGTAATCTATTTGAACCAGATACTGAGCCGCTTATAGTGATTTGCCCCGACATATTTACTTGGTTTCCAAATGTTTTAATTCCACTTATTGTTTGGTCTCCTGTTAAAGATACTTTGCCATCAATCCTACTTGACAAAGAAACCGTGTCACTTGGACTTAACTTTGCATCAATACGGGTTGATAAAGAGGCAGTATCAAGGTTGGTTAAAACATTGTTACCGCCTTCGGTAATGTTGCCAGTTACACCAAGTGTGCCATTCACATACAATGTATTTGGATGTAAGGAGCTTGGTGTTGATTCTGATTTTATACCTAAATTTCCATTTATATCTTGGTCTAAACCTAAAGTTTGAGTTAAACCACTAACTGAATAAAATTTAAATCCACTTGTTTTTTGTGATAAAGGTAAATTTTCAAATATTATCGAAGAATTATTACTTGCAATACCCATTTTAAATATTTCATTACTTCCAGATTTAAATAAAATATTGTTTTGACCAGTACCCGAATGACTTAATGTTATTTGAGAAGATGCTGATATAAATTCTGCCGTTGTTCCTGTTAAACCACCAGTCAATGTTCCCCCTGTTAATGGCAAATAAGTCGATGCCGCAACGCCCGAACGCAAATAATTTGTAAGCATTGCGCTTGTATCAAACCTTGTTACAAGATAATTGGTATCAACCGCTAAAGTTCCCGTTGTGGTTATTGTTCCACCCGTTAACCCTGTTCCCGCCGTTACACCCGTCACGCCTTGCAAATCGTTAAAGGTTGGTGTTAATGTTCCACCGTCTAACTGGGTTAAAGTTAATGTCTTTGTATCTGTTCCCGTGAAAACTGCATTGTTTATCTTGTCATTATACGCCGTATTCCATTCGTTTTGTTTTATGTCTGTTGGTATGGCATAACCCGAAGCATAGCTTAACGCCAATGTTCCTGATGTTGTTATCGGTTGTCCCGAAATAGCTAAACCCGTTGGTACGGTCATGTCAACACTTGTTACCGAGCCGTTGTCCGTGAAATTACCCGAAACCGTGCCTCCGTCTTGTTGGGTCAAAGTAATGGTTTTTGTCGTTGTTCCCGTTACCGCTAAGCTATTTACTTTGTCATTGTAAGCCGTGTTCCAATTAGCCGAATTATTAGGAATGGATGAAGCCCACGTTGAACCCGTTGACAAGGCTATTCCAGCCTCAGGGTAAACAGGATTTCCAGCCTGAGCCGAACCAACCGAACCAATGCCGCTAACCGTTGCGACGGTGTAATTAGCGCCTACTTTAAAAGATGTCGAAACAATGGTAATCTTATTTGTGTCAGTCAAATTATATTGGTCATTATTTAATAGTTGACCATTTCTAAACACTAAAATATATGCCTTTAATTGAATGGGGAATTTAGGCGTAATTGTCCACGTTAAAACATTTGATAAGGCTGGTTGATATTCCTGTTTTAAAATCTTAATTGTATCGCCACCAATGGCAACATCGATTGAATCTTGTAACCTTGCGTAAATGGTTGACGTATCTAAACGCAAAGTTCCCGTCGTTGTAATTGTGCCACCAAGCAAGCCGAAGCCTGAGCCTACACTTGTTACCGTGCCCGTTCCTTTTGCATCTATCCTTGTAGATAATGAAGCCGTGTCCGCTGCATTTAATTTAGTCGCAAATCTGGAAGTAAGGTTAAGGCTTAAAGTATCGGACTGAGTAAATAAAAATAAGGTATCAGCCGACACCGTGCCCGTGGTTGTGATAGGATTTGGATTAACAATTATTCCTGTGCCACCAGAAATTGAGGTTAGTGAACCCGAAGCACCCGAACCAGCACCACCACCACGGGGAAAAATTACCGTATAATTTTCACCTACTTTATAAGCCGTTGCACCAATTACAACCGAAGCATTGGTTGGTATCGTGTATTGGGTAGGTAGTAATATTTGTCCGTTACGGTAAACTTGCACTACATTTACGCCACCAACTACTAATGTGTCTGATTGTGTCCATGTCAAAGTCGAGGAAGAAACATTGGTAAAATCTTGCCTTGCATAAAATCTGCCGCTTGTATCTGCGTATGCTTTAGTGGCATAGTTGGCTAACATTGCTGAAGTATCGCTTATTAAAAGAGCAGCAGTTGTATCGCGCCATAATCCACTTGTATAATATAAACTTGATTTTTCAACTGGTGAGGTAATTGCCACATTATGCAATTCATTTAAACTATAACCCGATGCTACACGAATAGATATTGTGCCATTGTTTGAAGATGAATTTATACAAAAGCCAATAGGCATATCAATGTTTGGTGCAACTGGCTCAACATCTGTCCAAACACCAGCAGTAGTTGGAGATGGGTAAAGGATAGCACCAGCCGCAAATGTATCAGTATTAACCTGTCTTATTTTTCCAAATGAAATAACGTATCCATCTTCGCCATCGGTCAAATCATGAGCCGTTATTCCTAATAAATACTTTGCATCTATTGTGCCATTTGCTATAAATTTAGATACAGATATACGTCCACTTGAGCCAACTGTTCCCGATGCGTAAACAAGGCTATTTTTTGTAATGGTTGAGCCTGTTTGATTTTTAACCAACCAAAAGTTTTTAAATCCTAATTCATTGGGCACGGCATCATACATTCCTAAAACCACTGTACCTAATTCCGAATCCCATCGCATTTTTGCCGTGTCCACATTGTTAGGGGATACGCTTGTTTTAAAAAATAAAGAGTCAATAGGCTGCGTAAATGCTGCTGAACCTCCGCCAACCAATCCCCAAACATTGGAAGTAAAATCAAATGAATATAATTTTAGGTTAACGGTGTCAAGAATAACCCACGCATATTGGTTTGAAACTGGTTGAATGCTTGCCGTATCGGAAATTGAACCCCTCCAAACCAATCCGTCGGCGGTGGTCTGGAAACCTAATCTTTGTTTATTTATATTAATTGGGAATTGACCGTAAAGGCTTATCGAAAGGAATAAAAAAAGAATTGAAGGTATTTGTTTTTTACCTCCAATCCTCTTGATTAAACTACTCCCGACTTTGATTAAAACCTCTTGTATTAATATTTCACCGACTCGCCCCAATGCCTTGAGGAATCGCCTTTCTTTTTTTGGTTTCTCTATCATAGCACAATGCCTAAAGTGTTGTAAATGTCTGTAATCTCTTCCTCGTGTTCGTCGCAAGTTGACTCAGGGCAACCAATGGCGCTTGGTATAAACGCCGTCAAAGGTGTTGAGTAATTGCAAAGCAAATCTTTAATCCTTTTCTTCTTTACGTCCAACCTTTGTAACAAGGTATCTTGATAAAACTTTAAACCATCAACCCCGACGTTTTGTCCGTATTCATTATCAAGGGTATATAAACCATTTGAGCCAAGTTGCATTACCATGTAGGGCGAAGCTTCATATAAGACGGCATTAGCGCAAAAAGATTTTAATTGTTTATCCCAAATGTCCTGATAAGAAGTTGATGTAAACGCGGTTGAACTTCCCTTGTCTGTCACCATTGAATCATACAAGGTTAATCCAATGGCGGGAACAATCCAACGGAACTCCGCATCTTGAATATGTGGACTAATAAGCGACTTATCAAGTCTTATATCGGCTGGTGTTGGACGTGCAACCCCTCCAGCTATTACTTCACTCGGTTGTATTAATTGGCTCATTGGTTGGGGTTGTTTGTTCTATTTCTACGGGTGCGTAACCCAATATTTCTCTTTTCTCGTTTAATGAAAGATTTTGTTCAACTGCAACATCACCCATGAAAGACACGGGTAATGTGTTGGAAATACCAAACGTCACGTCGGTGAATGCTGGATTATAAACCCCAATTTCTTTTAAGAACGGGTTAATAATCTTCGATAACAAAAGGTTTTGACGTGGCTTAATTACGGTGTTTTGCAAGTATTCCATTTCTTGCCGTATCTGTTGGTTTGTTCCAAGTTGCCCCGATGTTGCAAAACCAGCTAAAGACTTTGACCAACGGTTAGCCACAACAATCGCTGAGGCTGCAAGATTCTGAAGGTTTAAAAATTCGCCTTCGCTTTCTTTTGACGTAGGAATAAAATTAGCCTTTAATTTTTCATCTCGTAAAACTTGGACGAATAATTTATGATTATTTCCCATTCCTGTAAACTTTGATTCAATACCTTCAACAAGGCTCTTTGCCTCAACCGATGTCATTGAACCAAAAAATTGTAATATTCCCGATGGCATGAAGCCATTTTCAAACTTGCTTGTATTAAAACGCTGGATTCTATATTCAATTTCAGCCCACATCTTCGCGCCTATCCACTCAGGTAAACCAAAGTAAAAGTATCCAGCCGCGTATTGTTTAACATGGATAATTGACCGCTCCGTCCCGTCTTCTAATTTCTTAAACTCAGGGTAAATTGGTATTTCCCTAAACCCTTCCCTTTCGTAATATGTCCCCTCGGTTGTAAGTGGTACTTCTTCCCAATTATCATAAATGCCAATAGAACGTATAATCTGGTCAGCCTCTGCTTTTCTTATTCCAATGTTGTAAACTGGGACATGGTAAATGTAGGTGAAAGGCTGAGAACCAACCTTTCCCCGTACAATTTCTGCAAAGCAATTTCCAAAAGCATCGTAATCAAAAGCCAATGAGCCAAGCACCTCTTGCAAGTTTTGGGAATGCAAATTAACTTGCCCAATAACTTCCTCAATCTCATTTAAAGAATCGTCGGTTATTACCTCACCCTTCATTGATGTTGTAAGCAAGGTATTAGACTTACCTTTCATTGGAATAAATCCATCACCGACAACCATGTTAACCTTGTCCTCAATGATACGCCGAAGCGTCGGGGAATTGTTTACAATGGCAATAAGACTTTTTAAAAAGTCGTCTTTCTGAGTAAAAAATCTAACCCATTTAGCCCCTGTGAAATCAAGCCTTTCTCTGGAAGGTTCATTGAAAATATCCTCTTGCACTAACATAGTGTTTGAGGTGTCCAAAGTAACGGAAGCCAATAAAGGGCTATTGTTTCTTTTTAAATTTCTGTTAGCCCTGTTCGGAACTGCTTGAATCGTCTTCTTTATTTGGCTCATAGGTTTTTTTCTCGGGAGTAAAAATAACGTGTTGGCTAACAGATGTGGGGTTGGTACTGTACCAACCCCTTAATTCTGCTTGGGTAAAATTTCCGATAGCCTTCTTTAGTATTCCCGCCTTTCCCGTTGGGTCAGCCCCGACGTAAATCATCAACTTACTTTTTTCCCTGACTATCATATTTCATGTTTTAATCAAGCGCTCCCATTACGGTTGCACCGTCAACTATGAATCTTGCTTTGTTCGTGGTACGGCAAGTTATCGTCAATGTTTCCTGATTTGAATCGGTAAACAAAGCACCAGATAAACCTTCAGCGCTTGTTAGCCTTGCTGGTCTTTTCTTTGCGCCAATGGTTTCCGCACCCCAAATCCAATAATTACCCGTATTTTCAACGTGTACACAAACCAAGCCGCAAGCCTGTCCAGCCATATCTTGAATAAGGTTTCTTAACTCTTGGTCGCGGCAGTTGATTATACCAACCAAACTTTGCTCAACTGCAACAGACAGAGTATCTGGGTCTTGCGTTACCGTTTCCGTAAATGCTCCCGAATTGTCCCGAAATTCTACCTCGTAAAATACTGAGGCAGTTGATGACATTGTAATCGCTGTAACCGCTGCCGTGGCATTGGCGGTGAAACCAGTCACTTGATTCGCATTGGCGATATAAAGTTTACCGATACCACCAGCGCAAGTTCCATCGACGCATTGATTAAGCCATCCGCTTGTTATACTACTCATTTATTTTGGATTAGTAGCCTACGCTGATTAATGAATGGTGGATATAATTAACACCCATCTTGAAACGAGCCTTAATATACACCTTTTCGTCCTTCTGGTCATACCAAAGTTCTAAAGCCGTCTCAGGGCTTAACACGTCGGTTGCAATAACCTTATTTTGTGGCGTTGTATATTCCACATAATGAGGCTTGGTTGTTCCCAAAGATGTTGCGATGTCATCCCATCTCCATTGAGCCACAACAGGCACACCACGGAAGGTAAATTGCTCAACCCCGTTAATCAACTGGAGTAAACCGTAGTCACCCCCACCGCCTTCTTCGATGTCTTCACGAAGTTGAGAATATACAGAACCAGTTACATTAAACACCTTTTGGTTAGCGGGTAAACCTTTTAACTGCAAAGGTGCTTGGTCGTAGATTGCACGAAGAATCGCAAAGCCATCACCAGCTACAAGGTCAGAGCCTGAGCCTGTATTGGTTCTTGGAATCAAATCATCAGCAACTAACTGAGGGTAATAAACAGTCCAAAATCCATCCAATGAGTCATAGTTAGGATTGTTGGAAGCCTGATTACCAAAGTAAGAAAGACGGGTAATGTCATTTCTTATTGCCTGTTGTGTACGGGTCAATAAAATGTTTTCAATCAATGTTCCCGAAACATCTGGAAGCCTTGTGCCTGTTTTCAATAACTCCTCAAAAACGGTGTCTTCAAATTCGTCCCAGCACATTTCAAGGTCAACTTTCATTTTTTCAACGTCGATTGTACGCTGATAAATGTCAACCGAGCCAACTGGATTAAATCCGCAACCAGAATATTTTCTTACAATATTCTCAAGGTCTTGGACAAATACCATTTTCTTTTTATTTGCGACGTTTCCAAGAACACGGAATTGTCCGCGTAAATCATCGTCAAAAAAGACAGGCTCTAAAAATATGTTGTTTGCCTCTGTACCTCTAAAGGATACGTCAAGTTGGCTTATTTCAACTAATGCCATTTGTTTTTAATTTTAAAGGTTTGCGTAAGTAATCGTCGCAGTTGTGTTTGTTAAAACCGCTGCTGATTCAATTTTAAATGAGAACTCGGTCTTTGCTCCAGACTTAGAGGTTGCAAAGAAAGCCTTCCAATCGTTCGCCGTGTTTAACGCCGTTGTTGTAATGTTAAAGGCTGCTGAAGGCGCTGAAGAAATCCAAGCACCGTAAGCCTCATTACCACTTTCGTCAATCAAGTTAAACTTTAAATAATCGGAAGCACTTGTAACACCGTAAATTGGTGTAACCGTAGTTCTGTCACCAGCTGAAGCAATATGCCAAGTAAACGATACTGGAATACGGTCTTCATAGGTATCAACCCCGTAAAGTTGTTCAGCGTTTAAGCCGTCAACATTTGCATAGGGGTTTGTTCGATTAAGGCTATTTTTTCCAATGTACGTGTTGGATTGTAAAAAGCCATTCTCATTCTGGGCGGTTGGATTGAATGCCATTATCTTTGTGAAATTTTAGATTTAACTAATGAAGCAAAAGAATCAAACGGACTCAATTTTGCTTTTGTTTCAATAATCTTTTCAGCCGTTGTTCCGCCCGAAGGAAGTCCAATGCCTTTTTTAACTTGTGCCCTAAGGGCTACTAATTCTTTTCCCAATGTTTCCAGAACTGTTTCAATTTCATTAATAGAGTTCTTTTGCTCATCGGTCTTCTTGTACATCGATTCCATTTCCTCTTTTTGCTTTGAATGAATTGCCTCCATTTCTTCGGGGCTCATTACAAAGTAGCCATTGTCTTTTAACATTTGAATGGCATCGCCAACCTCGTCATTCTTTGGCTCGTCTTTTTTCATCTCCTCTTCTTCGTGCATAACATTTTCGATATTTTCTTTATCGTCCATATTATTTAAAAGCGATTTGATTTTTTCTAAAATGGAATTACCCATGTCATCATTTTTTTTGTTGTTGGTTAATAATGCGGCTGGTACATTTAGAAATTTGTTTAGGCTATTTTGCAACGGTAATAAATCAATATTTTTTTCGCCAACTTTCACAATTTCATCAATGAATCCAAACTCTAATGCTTCCTGTGCAGTCAACCATGTTTCGGCTGCCATCATTTCTGTAATCTTGTTACTAAGGTCTTTCTGTCTCCCTTTGCGCTTATAAACTGATGCGGTATAAATGTCCAATAACTTTGCTTCCATCTTGTCTAATAATTCTGCCGTTGCCTCAAGTTCGTCGGCGTTACCCATCGTGTAACTCCAAGGTCGGTGAATCATCATGAAGGCGTTCTCAGTCATTTTAACATTATCCGCAGACAACAGTACAACCGTTGCAATACTCGCTACGAGTCCGATTCCTGTTGCCGTTGTTTCCTCAGGGTAATTAGCAATTAAATCAGCTATCGCCATTCCTTCGGTAACTGAGCCACCACCAGATGAAATAACCAAGTTAATTTCCTTACCCTTTGCGTTGTTAATTTCCCTTTGTACTGCATTGTACGAATTAACAGATTCAGAAATTTCCCCTAAAATATCAATATTAAATTTTGCCATCGCTTTGCTTTCCTTTTCCTTTTCAATCTTTTTAAACTTTGCTTCAGCCCAATCCCTCATCGCACTTCCGCCCCATGCGTCGTACATTATTGAACCACATATTTCATTTCCATCTTCGTCAAAGTATTTTCCTTGGTCATACGTTTGCGCACGGGAAAGAAAACTGTAAGTTCTTTGGACGGTATCCTCCGACAAGCCTTCGCCGTTTGCGATTTGGTTTGCTCTTAACCAGCCAACGCGAGTTCCACATGAAGAGCCGTTGTCCTTCTTATGGTTTAACGCTTTCCTTGCGTTATTTTTTGCCGTGTCTGGATAATCAGCGTAAGTCATGCAGTAAATTTATTTATTATTATTTTTCTTATTCCTTTTTTTGCTGATTCCATAGCCAAAGGACTCAGGGTGTTGAATCATGTTATACACGGTTTTTTCACTTAGCCCCGTTTGAATACTAATATCTAAAATGGCATTCATCTTGCTTTCATTTTCAAACAAGGCGGCTGGGTAAAGTTCCATGACCATGAATTTAGCTATCGTCAAATCTTTTATAATGTTGGTTTGATACAGGAAGTCAATAAAAGCTGGATAACTATGCTTTATTTTATCCTTTTCGCACAATGCCTTGAATTTATCCAAGATGCTTATTTGAAATTCAATTAATAACTCCTTATCAATGTTATTTTTCTCATTGCTCATCTCTCCAAAATTGTACTATTTGCCTCATTTTACCCACTACTTTTGTCCGACACGCTGGGCAATTTCTTCGCTCAGGCTCGTAATGGTTGACAAAGTTGTTATAAATCTGAAATAAATAATCCATATCCGACGGGTCAATGGATAAAACACGGTAAGTTCTGTCAACCGTTGCCATGACTTGCGTCTTATATTCCTCAGGGATACGGTCTGCCAATTCTCCCCAAATGCTATTTCCTTTCATACAATTACACATTTATAAAGTTGCTTTTACTTTAAGTTTATTTCCCTCAGCCAAATCACGTGCAATGTCATCGGACACGACATAGGCTTGAAGCCTGTCAATGCGATTATTAATTGCGTCCGTCTTTGCCTCAATGACTTGTAAAAAGTTGCTTAAATCATTGTTACCTGATAAGGCTTGTATTGGTGCAGAAATTGGCGGCACTAAACCACCCTCGGCAAAACCTTTGATTCCAATGCGTCTGAACGTTGGTGAACCGCCTAATAAACTTTGTTGCCGTTGATTCAATACCACCTCACCTCGTTTAACATACGCAAGTACATTGTCCCCGTTTGAACGTGTTGGAATGTTTTGTTTACGGTTTATTCTTTCACCAGTTACAACGCCACCTTCCGCAAGAGGCTGGGCGGCTATTGTTGCTATTTGTGCGCCTGTTGCAATACCAACTGCGGCGGCGTTTATAAAGTTAATTGGTATTGGCGCACTTGACAACGCTCTGGATACAGCTAAAGCACCTTGAATAATTGCTTGAATAATTGCAATGCGTTTTTCTTCTTTTGCATTTTTAATCCTTAGCGCTTCGGCTTCGGCTTGTTGTTGCTCAAGTAATAATTTTTGAGCCGCAATATCCTTTTCAATTCTTTTCTTTCTTATTCCTGATGCCTTGTCTGCTCTGGCTTCAAGTTCCTCAATATTTGATTGAGTTTTCTCAATATTTTCACTTATTATTTGAGATGCCTTATCGTTTGCATTTTTCTGTAAAACACCAACAAAATTTATTATTTCACTAATTCCATTTGCAATAGCTTCTCTTAATTTACGCCTTTTGTCCTCGTCATCCTCATCTTTTGCCTTTTTATATTTATCCTCAATATCTTTTATTTCTTGTTCTGTTTTATCAGTTAATAACTTTCTTAACCTTGCCTTTTCTGTTTCCGATGCAAAAATTTCATCTAATTCTTTATTAAGATTTGCCAAATCATCTTCTCCTTTTTGTTTTGCGGCTGCAATTTCCCTTTCTTGATTATCTTTTATTGCATCAATTTGTAACTTTTTAATCCTATCGTTAAAACTTTTTTCAGTCGCAACTCTTTTGTCATTGATTCCTTTCTCTTGCTTTTCTAATCCTTCTTTGCCTTTAATGTAATTTGCCTCAGCCGCTCTGCGTTCAATTAAAAGGTTTTCAGCCTCTTTACTTCCAGTTTTTTCAAGTGCTAATAAATTATTTATTCTTTGTACCTCCCTTGCGTAATCATTGTCTAAAACAATTCTTCTTTGATTTATATTTTCAATCTCATCTTCGGACGTGGTTTCCTTTGCACGTGCAAGGTTAATGACAGACTGAGCAACTTTGAAATTTTGATTTATTTCATCAATGGCAATCCTTTTCTTTTCTTCGTCTGACTTACCAAGTATTTCGTTCTGGGCATCAACCGCCGTTTTAATCTGTGCGTTGACCTCGTTTAATTTTACCGCTATTTCTTTTTGTGAATCAGAACCAACCACGGCATTGGAAAAGGCGCTTTGTAATTCGCTTCGCTTGTTTTCCAATGCGGCGATTGAACCAACGGTAAATTCTTTTACAAATTTTTCACCTCCTTTCTTTCCTGATTCCTTTGGATTAAACTTTTCTAATTCCTTTTCAAGTTGCTTTATTTCCGATTCAACCTTTTTAAATTCTTCAGTACCAAAAGCAATAGATTTTCTTTTCTTTTTCTTAGCGTCTAATTCTTTTTGTAATCCATCTTCTGTTTGAAGTAAAGATTCTTTTAATAATTTTGCTTTTTCCTTTTCTTTATTTAAATCTGATTCCCTTTGAATCATTAATTGATTTTCCCTTTTCTTCCATGCTTCACTACCAACCTTTAATATTTCTTCGCCCTGTTTTTTTGTCTCACTTTTTTTTAAAACACCTTGAGCGACTAACCTTTCATAATCTTCCTGACTTGCTCTATCATTTTGAGCCTTTATTCTTTTTACAAATTCATCATTAATACCAAACAATTCAGAAAAACTTACCGCCACTGCATTTATAATACCGATAAAAGTATCACCTATAAATAATGCAATGCTTTTTAAACCATTTAAAAATTCCTTTCTTGATATTTCTGCATCAATAACAGTTTGAGAATACTTTGCCGTTTCTTCATTTAAATCCTGAGTAACTTTTATATTTCTTTCAAGTTGCTTTTGTAATTCTGTTTCAGCGCCAAATAAATTATCTGTATTATTTAAAACATCTCCAAGGGTTAGTACATACGCTCCAGCGTCTTCACCAGCACCAACAAATAAAGTAGAAATCAGCCTTTGTAAATCGACTGAATTTACACCTGTTTCTTTTATTTCTTTTGTTACAAGTTGCAAAGCTTCACCACTTGTGATGCTTCCGTTTTTTATGTTTTGAAATAAATTGGTTGTAAATTCTTCGCCAAATGCACCTATCAAAGCATCTTTTGCAGATTTAGTTTGGTCTCTAACTTGTATTCCAAATTCCTTAACTGCATCTAAGGCTTTGTCTGAAAATACTCCTTTATTTGCTGAATCTATTGATATAGCTAAAAATTCTTCAATGCCTATTCCAGCAAGTTTAAATTGAGCAGGATATTCTTTTAACTCACGTATAAATTCTCCTTGAGCGTCTGCGCCTTTTAAAAATCCAGACTGAATAGTATCAAATGCTTTTTCAAAAGGTACGCCAAATTCCTTAACCAATACATTAGCTGCAACTGCAACCTCGTCCGCACTAACCTTAAATATTTCTCCAATGGTTTGAGCCCTTACCGCAACTTCATCTAAGTTCTCAGCCGCGACGCCAAAGTTTTCAAGTTGTAATTTAAGGTCAAATATTGCTCTTGCTGATTGGCTCACCTCGTCAATAATAGCACTAATACCACTAAACGCCGTCAATGCTAAACCAATACCACCAAGCCCAATATTTGCGACGCCTGTTGTTTTACCAAGTTGTGCAAAGCCACTTGACAAGTCACCTATTAAGCCCGTAACATTGCCAATAGTTCCACCAAGCTTAGGAAAGAATTGCCCTAATGCCTCAGTATAACCGCCAACGTTTCTTTGAAATTGTCCAACCGTGGCATCTATTCCCTTTAATCGTTTATCTAAAGCATTGATTGAAACTAATAAGTCCCGTGCCTCCTGACTTGATTCCTGTTCGGCTGCTGCTAAATCTTTGTATCGGTTGCGCTGGTCGTTTAATTCCTTGCTTAACTTTCGGTAAGCACCCTGTGATTTATCAATGCCCGCTATCTCTTCCTTTCTTAACTTAACTTGTTCCCGTGTAACATCGTTAACAAGTGACTGAGCCGCTTTTAAATCGACTAACTTCTTTTCAAGTTTCTTGATTTCGTCAACGTCCGCCGTCTTTTTTAACTCGGCATTTAATTCAGCTATTTGCCTTTTTAATTGCGTTGCCGTTTCGATTGTTCCAGCTAAACCTTCTATCTGGATTTTAAAACCTATTACCTTTTCTGCCATGATTATCCTTTTGTTACGCCATTTACAACTACTTCATAATTTGCACCATCGTAATGAGTATTCACATTAATTCCAATAGTTGAACCACTAATTATATATTGAATAGTTGGTATCAACTTTTGCCCGTTCTGGAATACAAGTACATTTGCATTCGTGTTGCTTACCTGAGTGATACCAGAGTTAACAGGAAGTACAAGTACATTAGTCATTGAGTTAATAAACGGCGTGTAAGATAATTGGATGTTCACCGTCGCTCCATTTGCTCCCACTAAGCCGCTGCCCGACCCTGTTACCGTTCCCGATTGAGGCGAAGCCCCAGCCAATGTTATCGTGTTGACAACTTTTGTCAAATCATTTACATTTGGTTTTTCATCATATAATAAAACCGTTTTGGCTGGACTGTTTGATTTCGGGTTATACTCAATACTTTGTATAATAAAGTTTGATGAACCAATGATTCCCTTGCGCCTAAATGAAAGCTGCGTTATGTCCTTTGGCTTCAATTTTGCAAAGGTGGTATAAACCTTTCCCAGTTCAATGCGCTTGTAAGTCTGTAAATGAAAGGTCTTAAAAATACCTTGCATTACGTTTGTAAAATTGGTAACCTCATCGGAAAAGGAAAGATTAAAATCCCCTCCACTCGGGTCATTGTAATTTACCATGAAGGCAGCAGGAAAATCAAAAGCACTTGAGGCACTTGATGTTTCATCGTATAACCTTATATATCCATCTAATCCGTTGCGCCTACCAGCGTAATAAAGCAAACGAGGTGCAAGATTATAATTGGGTTCAGCATCTGTTACCGTGTTATAATCGTCACCAAAGACAAGCGGCATTTGTGCGCCGTAAATTCCTCCCGATGTTATTTCAACATCGCTTATGTGAATTGTTTTGGCAAAGAACTTTGTATAAATAAATTCAACCCCGTTGTCAAATCTGTCCGTAGGAAAATTGTAACCACCAGAATAAATATTTACCCCGCGTCTTTCTTCCTCTTTGTTTGTTGTATCATCGTCCGTGGCATAAGCAAGCACCTGACTTGATTTGTAGCCGTCTAAGATTTGGAACTCCGAGCCATCAAGGTCACGGGTATTTAAATCGTATTTATCTGAAGCTTTAAAAAAGCCGTCAAAACTTGTAAGGCTTATTGCTCCCGTAGCATCAGCCCTATACCTTATTGTATAATCATCTTTTGGGTACGCGTAAACTTGTTTGCTTTGTACGTTGGTTTCCCATGCAAGGTTGAAAATGGTTGTAAGGTCTGCAATTACATCACGGACGTACCATGTAATAGGAATAACATATTGTAAATCAAATGTTCTTCCAGCCTCAAAGATAGCTTTGCTTCCTATGATTTCGATTGAGCCGTTTAACCCCATAATGAAGCCAGCGTTATTATGTTTTACGACAAATCGAACTAAGTCGCCTTCAACCAAATCGGTAATAAATTCAATGATTACCGAATCGTCAAAATCTGTTTCTTGTCCAAGGTCTTCACCTTCCTCAAATACCCCGTTTATTTCCCAGCCTACTAATACTTCATCGGTTGGCGCTGGTATAATAATAGTAGTTGCAATATTTAATTCAGCCTTTAACGTATATGTTGCCGTAATTGGCACAGTATAAACCCCACTTGAATAGTTAGCGCCTGTGTCAAAGTTTGGCGATGTTGTTTCGTCTGTAAAGGTTATAAGAATAGGCGAAGGATTTGAATTGCTTAATAATGACGGACTCGGAGACGAAGCCCTGAGGTTTACAAAGTCATTTAAATAATCCGCGCCAAGTTCTAAACCCATTGGAATAATAAGGCGGTTAAAAGGGTCGGTCTTAAAAATACTGTTTAACTGATAACCTCTATTTAAAAATGCCTTTTCCAATACTTGCCAAACAAAAATGGCTGGGGTCATTTCATTGTTTACAATGAATGTTTCATTTTCCCATGCCTTCCATTTCATCAAGATGTAGCAATGTTCTGAGGTCAACGGGTCGTAATTGGTTTTTACATTTGCCGTATTTATTTCTATGTCGTCCCAGCCTAAATCCCTCACTAATGTGTTGCCCACGTCGGAAAACCAATCAGCATTGTTTCCAATCAATGAGACCTTGAAATTGGACGCAACAAAACCCGAATTGATTGCTTGTAAATCTGCACCCTCCAACCTTGCTTTCCCTGTGAGAATTGGCACGCCATCGGCTTCAAGCCTTGCTGATAATAATTTATAAGCATTGGTTACAATCGTTCCAGCGTCGGTGATGTTTTGGAATATGTTTACGTTTGTTTTTGTTGCGGGTAACGTCACATTTCTTTTAGAATGCGCACCCGATATATTACCAAAGTCAATGTTTTCAATGGAATAATCAATCGTTACATTGACTTCATCTTGATTTAAATCTACTTCTTGCCCGCCTATAAATAATTTTATCATAACTGGGCGGTTGGTTTATTTGGATAGGTAATTTCAAAGTTAACTTCGATATCAGTTGCCCTGTTGTTGTCCGTCAATGTTTCCGCGTTGGAAATAGTAACATTGACATACTTACCATTTTCGATGATGTAGACCTCAGGGGAATAAAACATTGAGGCAATGTAAACTGCGTCTTCGTGTGGAATATTACATTTAACTTGCTTTCTTTTATTTACCCTTTGATTTGTCTTGATGATTGTTTTATCAAAACTGTTTGCCCGTGGACTTGCCGCCACATTCCACGGCTGCGATATATTGATTATATCAGCATTGGCATTTTGTAGGTCAATTATCAAACCACGGAACTGGTAACTTTCAGCACCGCCATATTTTCCGAACCAATGCAAATCAATATTATCTGAACAATTAGGCTCAAGGAAAATCTCAATACTTTCTGAGTGCTGCGTATAACTACCGTCGTAATACCCAACCGATACGGAATAATAATTGTACGCGCTTGGTGAGGCTGGAAAATTACCCATGTGAAATACTGCCGAACTTCCAAAGACATTAGCCGCACCAACCGACAAAGAATATAAATCGTTTGAAGCTGAGGAAACAACAAAGTCCACAATCGTCTCCGCACTTGACCCAGCCTTTGTATAAAATTGAAACCTTCCAGCGTTTACCCCTTTGCCAACAAATGAAAGAAATATATTGCCATCCTCATTGCATCGCCTATCTTGGTTATTAGTGGTAAGGAATCTAAAAGGATTTGCCGACGGTTGATAAAAGTCGTTTAAGTCAAATTCATCCCCGTAAAACTGGGAAGGAATAACATATGCCGTGCTACTTGTTTGGCTTGCCGTTGAGGTTACAAGGAATCCAGCACTTGATACCGTTTGGTTCTTTGCCACCGTGTAAACGGACTTTATTACATCCGTGTTATTTGTCAAGGAATAAGTATCAAGCGTTCCAAAGAAACTTGTCTTTGTTCCTGTTACGGGTGCAACGTCTGAGTAAAGGAAAGATTGAACATTGGTATCAAAGACCGCGCTGCTTCCACTTGTACCCGTTTGAGCCGCAAGAAAAGAACCCGCAAGGCTGCCACCAACATAAACGTCTATTTGTTGCTGAACAACCGCCGAAGGCTCAAGGCTGCGATAAGATACAGGATAAAGAAGGCTTGATAACGTGTCTGGATTTATCGTGTAACTCATCTGTTAAGAATTGATTTGTAATAACTTTCAATAGTTGCCTCCACGCTAAAGGTAATGGCATTCTCGATTAACTCAATAAACTTTGCACTATTCTTATCCAAAGCCTGTTCGATGAACCCTGTTCGTTTACCCGTTGTGCTAAATCTTACTGAGCCTTTTGTTGGCATTCCTTCTTTCTTATGCTTTGATGCAATGGCAAAAGCGATACTCTTTGCCTCTTTGTCACTTTTACCCATTCGTCGTTTGACGTAATCAATTAAGCCGCTTATATATTTACTTGGCGGTCTGCCAGAATTAGGCGTGTAAGGAATCCTTGCCGCCGTTACCCCTGAGTTATTTATTGCCATGTAATCAGGAACAAGCCCCTCAATGACAAGCGTATTGATTTCAAACTTTACAACCGTTTCCATTTGTTTAACCGCTGAGCCTGATAACTCATGCCCCTGTGCCCGCCATTCCATCGCAATGACCTCAATGGCTAAAGCGCTTATATCGTCCGCTAACTTTTGTAACCCTTCTAACATTCGCTTTTGATTGAAATATTAAAAGTAGCTTGCACCGTGATTAACCTTTGAATCGATGTAAAGGAATCCAAAACAAGATTTACTTGGTCTGGAATGCTATTGGTTGTTTTCGTTGTTCCCAATTCCAAAATAAACCTTTCAGCAAAGGCAATAAGATTTGACCATTTGGTTATTTGTAAAGTTGTATCAACGTCCCCGTTTTCATCGTAGCCTAAAAGGTCATCAAAAAACAAAGTCACTTGATAGGTGTCCCTCCGAGTGACTGGATTGTTTGTCAAGGTTGGCACGGCAAAGAATACACGTGGAAATATGTTGGTATTATTTTCGCCTTCTTCTGTATATATTTGAGAGCGGACGCGGTCTGATGCCCAGCCAAAGGAAAAGCCGTTTAACCCGTTTACGGCGTCTGTGGCTGCTTCGAATATATTTGCTAATTGAACTAAACTCATTTTTTGCTTTTAGATATATCATCGATTACCTTTTCTTCTGCCGCTTTGCTTGCAAGGTATTGAAACACTTGGTACAATTTTGCTTTTTCTGCTGATTCCATCGGTGTATAACCGCTTAAATTAAACAATCCAGACTCCGCCACTTTCTTTATTGTCAAGTACCAACCGTATTTTTCATTGAGCCTTTCACTTGCTAATTGAGATTTTCCATCGCCCTTTGCAACATAGAGGTCTGCAAATCTAAGGTATATTTCTCGCTTAACTTGGTCAAAAAAAAAGCAACCTCGTATGATGTTTGCAAGGACATTTGTAAAAAGTCGATCTTGTTTTGTTCAAACAGTTCGTCGCTGTAATCTTCGCCCAATGGTTTTAAAAGAACCGCCATGATGTTTAACAACCCATGAGGGTCACCGTTCTTAACTTGATTCATTGCCTTATCGTACTGAGCCGCCATTGTAAACTCAAGGAGTGTTGACTTTTCCATTAACCTTTCTGGAAGCGTGTAAACCTTGCCGTTAAAATCGTACAGTTGCTTATATTTGGTTTCGGCTGGCGTATTGATAGCATTCATTATCTTACTGTAAATGAATACAAGGTATTTTAATTCTAAGCTATCCGCCACCTTGCCAAAGCAAGCGTCAAGGGGAATGCCTGTAAAGTAGTTTACCACCTTTGCCATGTAAGGGTATCTTTCTTTTGCCTCCCAGACCTCGTCCATGATTTCAAGGCGTGATTCAAGTTGTTTATCAAGTTCATTCCATTGGCTTATTAATGATGGTAAGAAACGACGTACATTGTCCTTTACCTCCTGTTCTTGTAATATTTTGCCTAAGTCATAAACAACGTCTATTTGCTCAGCGTTTTTTGTATAAACTTTCAACTTCTTTGCATACGGTAAAATCTTTTGATAAACCGCGTCCCTTTCGTTCATGTATTGAATCGCTTCCAATTCAACTTTGGGATGTTCGGGCAAAAGGAATTTGGCAAAGTAGATGTATTGTTCCAATGTTATATCCTCAGCCGTCTCAGGATAATTGTACTTGATGGCTTTGTTGCCAATGTTAAATACTACCATTATCTTTTCCTTGCTTTTTTGATTATCACGGGAATGTTATCAGCCAATAAATCGCCATTGGTTTCCTTTGTTGTTGGCACGAAAGGAACTGGTTCTGCTTTGGCATGACTTACCAATGGAAGGCTGGGCGGTCGTGACCATTCCCGTTTGATTCCGTTCCCTGTTAGCTTCACGGCTTTTTCAAGGTGACCTCGCATTTGCAAGTATTTCTTTCTTTGCATTGGCTTATCAATGATTTCCTGAGTAATCTTTTCGATTAAGTCAATGATGATTAACGCCTTTTCTTTATCTGTCATATTTCTTTATTTTAATTAAATGCAAGTAAATCGCTGCCTTGCGCCAGCCTTGAAAATATATACCTAAGGGAATCGCACCCGTGGTTATCTGCGTCTAAGGGCGTGGAAGATTTGCGGTCGTTCCAAATATAATTCCTTAACTCATGCTTTAAATTATAAGACTCAGGTGTCACAATGATTTGATAATCCAACATTTTCTTTATCCCTTCCACGATTGAACCAGCCCCTTTCTCCGCCTTTTGCACATTCAAGCCCCGTTGCTGCAAAGCTTCAATCAAACGTGGTTCACTTGTGTCCGCAATTACCATAGCGTTGGGGCTAACGAAATGGTTCATTTGCTCAATGACTGCCTCGTAAGAAAGGGACTGTTTATAAATGATTTCCTCAACGTATATTTTCTTTGCACCTTTGTCGACTGCCACCTTGACCAATGCCAACGGGTCAGGGTAAAAGCCGAAGTCAAGCCCGTAACCAAAAGGAAGGCTAACATCGAACTCTCCCTCAGCCCAGTTGTCAAATATCACCCCTTGTTTTTTATCCAGCCATTTACCTAAGAACCTGTGCGCGTATGCCTCAGGGTATTGGCTTTTTATTTGCTCAATCTTATTTAAGTAATCTTTGCTTAGGTTGTGGTAATTATCAAAGTACGTTGTATGTATGTGTGTTATGTCTGCGTGTGTGCTTATCGGTATCATTTGCCCGTCAATCGTTTCCATGCGATGCGACTTTTCAAACCACCGTTTCCATATCCAGTGCTCCACGTCTTGAGGGTTCATAACCAGTATTACAATATTAGGCGTGTCAGGCATACGAATTGATTCATCTATTGTATCAAAGTCCTTTTCGCTTACAAACTCTTCAGCCTCATCAACGATGAACACGTTTAACGCTGGTATTGACTTTAACTTTGCCGTTTGATTTCCCGAACTTGTTTTAATACCTGAGAAGATTATTTCACTCCCTGTTACTTTGTGACTTATTTGCGCGTTGGTCATTTGAAACTCATCACCGACGCCAAGTAAGTCAATCTTTTCACGGAACTCAGGTATCACGGAAATGTTAGCACTTGATAAGGTATAACGTGTGAAAAGTACCTTCCAACCCTTGTTTGCCAAAAGCATATTACACGCCCAAAGCCCCACGGTAAATGACTTCGCCGAACCACGTCCACCAGTTATAAGGAAGTAACGGGTTTTCGGTTGCCAAAGGGCTTCATACTTTTCACTAACCTTTATCTGCATCCTTTGTAAATATTATCGTTGGCACGGTCACCTTTTCCCCTTGCGTCGTTATGTCAATGTTCTGTTTGCTTTTACCGTAGGCACGGTCAAGGAGCAACTGAGCCGCCTTGATGTCACCCTTTGCCGCCTGTTCCCTTAGCTTCATGATAATGGCTTCGGCTGCCGTTATACCGTCCTTTTCCTGTCCCATGACATTAGCCATAATCAAGTCAAGGGCTGGGAGTTTCTTAGGGCGTCCGCCTGCTCCCGTACCTCCATTTCTAAGTTTCCCGCCATTCCTTCCTTCTCTCATTTACGATGTTTTACGAAGTTTTTAACTCCATGCCATTACGCTTAATAACCAATGATGAATCAAGTTTACGCATCCTGTCAATGATGACTTGACAATACTTTGGGTCAAGTTCCATGCCATAACACTTGCGTTTAAGTTGGTGCGCGGCTACCATTGTTGTTCCAGAGCCTGTAAATGGTTCGTATATTAAATCATTCTGCAATGAAAAATCTGCAATCATTTTAGATGCAAACTCAATAGGAAATGTTGCCCTATGTTCAATTTCTTCTCCAGTAATTTGACTCCCAGCCGATTTAATCTGCCAATAATTCCAACGACAATCATTATAAATTTGACTTGTTCTATATTTATCATTTGAAGACATAACAAAAACAAATTCACATCTTCTTGAATATATTCCTATTTGTGGTAAATTTATAGAATGTGTTTTATCCCATATAATTGTTTCTTTTACATCAAAAGGATTTAAATCTGAAAATATAATTTTACCGTAATCATTTCTACTTTTAGCATTATAAGCTACATTCCAACAAACTGAATGGTCTTCTATATTTCTATATATTGATGATGTGTTTAATATATTAATACAAAAATTAAAATAATCTTCGGAAGTTTTATTATCGGTATTTTTTTGATTATATAAACTTGCCTGTTTTTTACCAACCCCTAATCCTTTTGTATGTAATAAATCACCATTACTTTCACCTTGATTGTAGGGAGGGGAAGTAGCTAATAAATTCCATTTCTCCCCGTTCATTAACCTTGCAACCGCGTCCGAGTCCGTGCTATCCCCACAAAGTAACCGATGCTCCCCAATTTCAAACAAGTCACCAATAACAATATCCGTTTCAATGCCTCCCTCAGGCACGTCGTAATCGTCCTCACTTGCCTCCAACTGCTCCACAGTGTCAAACTGCGGTATATCCAAGCCCCATGCCTCCAAGTCCACAACCTCCCAATCGTTCGCAAGTGTGTCCCAATCCCATTCACCGAAAGCAACATTGTCCGCAATGATAAACCGCTTCTTTTCTTCCTCAGTTAAATCGCTGCTTCGCTTTACCCATGCCTCGTCAATGTCATTAAATCCAAGTTCTTGTAAAGCCCTTAGCCTCATGTTGCCACCAAGAACCACGTTGTTTTCATCAATGACCATTGGGCGAAGGCTTAACATCTTTGGAAACTCCGTGATACTTTGCTTTAGCTTTTGAAACTTGTCATCTCTAAGAACCCGTGGGTTGTTTGGGTTTGGTTTTATATCCTTTAATTTCATATAGCGTTTAATACATTTACCCTTAATTCATTTACCTTAACCAAGTCCCTTTCTTCCTTCAGCCATTTGCGTCCAGCCTCTAAGTCAACAAAGTACGCATCATCTTTGTCTAAAGCCTTAGTAAATTTGTGGATTAAATCTAATTCGTTTTTATATGTCCGCACCCCTGGAATATTAAATTCCTTGATTTCCTCAGGTGCGTATGAAATACAACCAGCGACCAACATTTCCATCGCAAAATTATTTGACTTCGCTTGATTAAAATTATCAATCGTCAAAGGGAATACGCCATAGTGTGGCGCTGAGTGTTTAACCATTTCAAAGTATTGGAAAAGGGAATTATTCCACGGTACAATAATTGCCTTAGGATACAATGTTTTGCCCAACCAATCAGCTAAACCAACCATACCTAATTCAACCTTATCGTTTTTTTGTAACTCAATCCAAAAGTTTTTTACCGTTGCAAGGTCTTCAAGGTGCGTCTGACTTCCGCGCCACATAACTCGTTTCTTTGCGTCCATTAACTTATCCCTTTTTACAGGCTGCATCGGTGTAACGGTAAAGTCAATAGCATTTGGAACAACGGTAATTTTGTCTGTATCGTAAAACTGGGAGTAAAATTCTTTTAGGTACGGGGTTGAGGTCATAACCCAATCAGCATATTTAAACGCCTTTTCGACTGATTCTTTTACCTGAGGCTTGTTAAAATGTTGACTTGCTGGATTGGCTGCACTAACCTCGTGTAATAGGTCGTCGTGGTCTAAGATAATCTTCTTACCCATTCGCTTAACCTCATTAATCATTCCAAGTAAATCATTGCCGTTGGCACGCTGGAAGATAACAACATCAACGTCATAAAAATCATACCACTTAACGGTATCAGGGTTAATCATCTTTATGACAAAGTTCGGAGGGCAAACCTCCCGAAGCCTAATAAATGGGTTCACCGTGCGATAATAGTCAGTCGTTGGGCTGCTTAGATTACAAACTATGCCAATCCTCATTTATTTATACTTTTGTAGGTATTCAATAAAACTTCAAGGACTGCTTCCATTGAATGCTTTTTCCCTGTTGCCTTCCATAAATCAAATTGAATATCCAGCAGCCTTTCCCTTATAACCTTGTTTCTAAAGGTTACCCCGTACATTTCTTGAGGTTTTGTTGTGTTCATTTTTTTTAAATTATTATACAAATATAATATTATTTTTTTAAAATTGGGGAAATAAATCCACGTTCACCCTCGGACACAAACATTGAATGCCTGTAAGTATTTGACAGATGTCCAACTACTATTTTGTTTTCCGATATAAACTTCATCAACGGGTGTACCGTGTTGTTCCAATCAAAAATATCAACCCATTTATCTGGTGAATAAACTTCTTCTTCCCTGTTCAACGTCACCAATGACAAATCAAACTTGCCGCCAATCTTATGCAACAAAGAAGGCTTAAAGAACTCACATGAACCCCGAAGCCAACCAACAGGGTCACCGCATGAATTAGAAAGTATTTCCCAGTTTTCTCCCATAAAGTGAATGATGTTCCCGAACCATTTGTAGTTATGAATAAAATTGTCATCATGCGTAAAAAGAAGTAAATCGTATTCAGTAAAATTGTGTTCTTCCAGCCATTGGTTAGAACATCCCCAATCGCCAACGGTGTTCGGGTATTCTTTATAATTCCAGCCTAAGTCTTTAATCTGCTCAATGGTTGCAATTTCTTTATAAAGAATAGTGTCCAATTCCTTTAATGCCAAATCCTTTTTTTCCTCCTTTGAATACTTTGGGTCACGGTGTGAGATGCAAAATAAATCATACGCCCAATCTTTGACAACGATTTGCCTTGCGACTGATTCATAAAAATCTAAGGGGAAATGCCAACCTGAGGCAACAACGGCTAACCTCATAGGAGTAGGGATAAAGAAGGAAAGTCCTCGTTAATTGTAATAAAGTTTAAACCAGATGAATTGATAGGCTGAAAATCTTTCATCCATTCTACTTTGTCTCTTTCCTTGCTCCCGCCTTCAAATAAAATTGAGCCGTTTAAAAAATGGTATTCCTTTAAACTTTTTAAATACTTTAAATGCCCAGCGTGGTTGCTTATATCAAAGTGCATTAAATCAAAAGGTTCGGGTTTCCAATTATAAAAATCCCATTCAATCAATTCAATATATTTTGTTAGCCCCAGCGCGTCGATGGTATCTTGCGTCTTTTCCATCGACGTATTTTTATACGGGTACTTTTGCCAAAGGTCATGACACATAATGACGGTATCGCTATCTAAGTCTCGTAAAGCCTGAGCCATTGCGACGGCTGAATAACCGTGCAACGTGCCGAACTCAATGATAACAGATGGATTCATTGTAAGCACCGTATTGTAAAGGGTCTTACCGATATTATTCTTATAATAACTTGAGGGTATATCGTAGTTAAAATATGCCATTAATCTTTTTTTGTTTGTTTGCTTGATAATTTGCTTTTCTTTTAGCAAGCAATTCAGCCTTTTTCTCTGGTGATAAAGCATTGTATTTATTTCTGAGATATTCCAAATGCTTTTTTCTTTGATAATCGCTTATGGTTAACCTGTATTCTTTTTTTCTTTCAGCATTCATATTAAAAAGGAAATTCTGATTCTGATTTAAATGTCGTTGATTCTGTTACCTTTGGATTTTCACCTGTCGTTGGCTTGCCTCCAAATTCCAAAGAATTTACCATACACCTAATGACAGCTTCGGCTGCACCAGTATTCTTGTTTAGGTATCCATTTACCCCGCCTGTTCCTTCAACCACTACAAATGTACCTTTTACAATGTGAGGCGCAAGTTTGACACCACGTTCACCCCAAATTGAACACGTCACCCAAATAGTCTTTTCCGAGGGAGTTGCACCGTAAACCTTTTCCGTGTGTGCTACGGAAAAAGAACAAACGGTATTATCACCTACATTTTTTACCTCAGCGTCCTGACCGACGCGACCCGAAACAATTAATTTAATCATGCTTTTGTTTTTAAAAAGGTTTGATAAATATTTTCTAATTGCAATGCTTTCTTTTTAATCTTATCTTTTTCATTTTTTGTCAAATTAGCTTTATCAACAAAATAAGAAAAAGCATCTTTCCCTCCAGCATTTACATATCCTACTATTTCAAGTAAATATTTATTTGGTCTTTTTGTGTTTTCATTTAAATAAATATATAAATCTTTTAATTGCTCATCTGTAAATTTATTTTCCATTACCAACCCTTTTTTATCTGTTCAACAATATATTCTCTATCCTCGTCCGTTACCCACCAGCCGACTGGAAGGCTTGACAACTTGCCAATTACTTGTTCAATGTTTGGTAGTTCTGTTTTAAATTGCTTTACGCATGGGTGTAAATCATTGCGTTCATGAACTTGCGATGTCATAACTCCCCTATCTTTCATTGCCCTTTGAAAATTGTCCCTGTCCTCAACTAAAATGGAATAAATCCAATATGACGAGCCTTCGTCAAAATACAAAGGGGTTATAAACCTACTGTTTTCATTTAACCACCAGTCGTAAAACCCAGCGTTATTCTGGTGTCTTCTAATGTTATCACCAAATATTTTAAGGTTCTCAATACCAATGGCGGCATTAATATCGTTCATGTGAAACTTATAGCCCCAATCGTTTATCGGTGCTTCGCATCTAAAGTCCTTTCTGTCACCTTCCCTGTCAATGCCATACCAACGGAGTAACTTTGCCTTTTTATATTCTTCCTCATTTGGTAAAATCAACAATCCACCGTCACCCGTGGTAAGGTGTTTTATTGCTTGAAAGGAAAAGCAACAGTAATTTCCTGAGTTCCCGACCAATGTACTTTCGTCTTTAGTGGCTGGTAATTCGTAATATGAGCCGAAGGCGTGAGCACAATCTTCGATAATATCAAGTCCCGTTAATGACTTTATTTTTTTTACGTCTGCTGCTGCACCTCCCCAATGGACAACCGTAACCGCCGCAACCAAAGGAGTAACAGATTTTGCCACCGATAAGGGACAAATATTTAAAGTGTTAGGGTCAATATCTGCCCAAATGATTTCAAACCCAGCCGCAAGTATTGCCCAGTTCGTCGCCGTGCAAGTCAACGGGGTTGATATAATGTATTTTTTTTCGGGGTGTTTGTCCTTAATTAACCTTAAAGCAAGTTGCAAAGCGCTTGTCCCTGAGTTGACTGTAATAAGATAAGGATTATTGAAGCTTTGTTTTAATTGGCGTTCAAATTCCTCGACCACTTCCCCTTGACCGATGAAGCCTGATAATAAAACTTTGTCCACGGCTTTTGATGCCTCTGGGTTCATGGCAACTTTAAATAATGGTATCATTTAATGTGGTTTGCATGATTTATAAAATATTTATTCCCCTCGTTTTCAAAAGGCGTCCCGATATATTTTGAACAATTGCCTTTTAGGATTGCAACCTTTATTCTTTCTTCATAGTTCCAAAGGACAAAAGGAAAACTAATCTGGTCACGGCTGGAAAACTTGCAGACTTGCTCAAACCAAGCTAAGCCAAAATCAATCGTAATTTGATTCACCTTCCTGATATAGCAACCCATTTCATATAGCCCAAAGTACGGCGGCATTCCAACCGATTGATAAAAGTTCATTTGACTTTTTACAAGGTCTTCATTGTCTAACTTTGCCTCAAGCACGGCGGCAACTTCCTGATATAAACAACGTCTTTGCGCGTGACGGAAAACATATAAATCAGCGTCGCCGTATTCCTTAATAATTTCTTCGGGATGGATTGCCAGTTGGTGTGTTCCATCATGCCATATAATATAATCAAAGTCAATCTTTAAAGCCTGTGGAATGCAAAGTATTTTTTCAGCCTTTGCGTTTCGTCTATGCTTCAACGGGTCAATCATGCTAAACTGATGGTTCTGGACTTGATTCCAAACATTTAAGTTATGGTTGATTTCATCGACAAAAGCGACGTAAGTACAATTATCAAAGGTCGTGTCAGGGTCAACCAGCACGTCTTTGTTTCCAGTAATTGAGGTTATAATCAAGTAGTTCATACCACAAATATAAACTTTATTATTTTATAAATTAAATATTATTTTTAACAAAATTATTTTTATCTTTGTGGCGCAAGGTGGCGGAAGGTAGACGCTCAACTTAAAATAGAGGATTTGGCAATGTTGGTTAGTGGCTGAACACCTTGTTTAAGAAGATAAATAAATCACACCAACCAAAGGATTTATGCTGGTTTGAGTCCAGCCCTTGCACAATTAAAAAAAAATGTAAAATTGTAAATAATATTTTGTATTTTTGTATTATTCTTTTGAATCAGGTAGGAGCGGCTCAAAAGAAATTTTGAAACATTTATTTTGTTTCACTAACCCCGATGGACTCCTACCCGTTGGGGTTTTTCATTTTATTAAAATGGCTAAAGAAATTCAGTTAACTCAGGGAAAAGTCGCAATAGTAGACGATGAGGACTTTGACTTTTTAAATCAGTTTAATTGGCAAGCAAATAAAAATGGTAATACATTTTATGTTAATAGAAATTTTAGAATATCTAATAATAAACAAGGTAAAATCTATATGCATAGATTAATTTTAAACGCTAAAAAAGAATATGTTATAGACCATATTGACGGCGATGCTTTAAATAATCAAAAAAATAATCTTAGAATATGTACTCATGCAGAAAATATGAGAAATTCTCAAATTCCTATAAATAATACAAGTGGTTATAAGGGGGTTTCTTATAATAAAAGATATAAAAAATGGGAGGCACATATAAGTTTTAATAATAAATTATTGAATTTAGGCTCGTTCATTGACCCAATCGACGCTGCCCGTGCCTACAACGCCGCCGCCATAAAATACCACGGGGAATTTGCTCACCTTAATAAAATAGACTAAAATGGATTTTTCTTTTAACATTGAATTCGCAAAAAGATACGGAGTTGATGAAGCTATAATGGTTAAATCATTTCAATTCTGGATAAGGCTTAATAAAGCAAATAAAACAAATTATCATGATTTAAGGTATTGGACTTACAACACAAATAAGTCACTAACTGAATATT